GCCAGGTTGCGATCCACGTCCAAGATCACCAGGCCCTTGCTGCGAGCACCGGTAAAGACGCCAACCGCCCGAAACACGTCAGACCGCCGCTCGATCTGAAGTGCCACATCAGCCGGATTCAAATCGGCATGGTGCGCCCGCTCCAGCGGCGTCTTGCCCTTACTGACGGTGCCGGAAACCAGCTTGCAGCCCTTGGCATAGATAGGCGTGTACGCCATGCCCACCGGCAACTGGCGCACAAAGGCCAGCAACTCTTGAGACTCTCTCGACACAGTGTTAGACTCCTACAGGATGTTGTGTTTCACGGCCTCGGCGGTTTCCCGCTGGGGCCGTTTTACTAGGGTAGACGCAGGGGCAACCCCGTGTTACTGTGTCACACGTTGGGCAACACAGCCCGACCAAACCCTACAAAACCGACCATGGGATTCCTTTCCAAGCAAGCGTCCGCCAGCGTTTCCGGCACATCCGGCGGGGGCTATCTCCAACTCAGCAAGCTGCCCGATGGCGGCTCCGTCCGCTTTGCGCTGCTGTCTGACGAACCCCTCGAATTTCACGAGTGCTGGGGCACCTGCGACGGCCAATCAAAACCATTCCGTTTTGCCGAAGAACCGACTCCAGAGGACATTGCAACTGAGCTGGGGGACTTTGAACCCCGCGAAGGGCGTGGCGGACCTGGCACGGTAGACGTCAAGTTTGCTATTGCCCTGCCCGTATTCAACTACGAGAACGGTAAGGTTCAGGTCCTGCAAATCACCCAGAAAACCATCATCAAAGAGCTGGATGCCATCAGTCAAGTAGACGAGTATTCAGATTTACTGGAGTGGGATTTTTCGATTTTCAAAAAAGGATCAGGTCTGACCACCGAATACCAGGTAAGACCCCTGCCCCGCAAAAAAGGTTCGCAAGAACACCTTGACGCGGCTTGGATCGAAGCCAAAGAAGCCGGGTTCAAGCTGGAACGCCTTCTCACAGGGGGTAACCCGTTCAAGCCTGCGTAAGTCTCTATCGAAAGCCAACCAAGCCCCGTACAACGCGGGGCTTTTTTGTGGCAAAATTGTGGGGCAGCGGTGCTTCCAACACCCTGCCCCTGACCACCTACCTGGAATAGGCGATGGCAAAAGCATACAAGCCCCTTCCTACTGCCGAGGAGCTGTGGGAGTTGTTTTCCCTAGATCCATTCACAGGGGCATTGCACTGGCGCACCCACCGGAATTCAACTCGCATCGGTAAGCCTTTTGGATGCCGTTTTAGTAGCGGTTACACCGTTGGGGAGATCGGCAACAACAAGTACGCAGCCCATCGCCTTGTATGGAAGTGGGTTACGGGTACGGAACCGAAAGAAATAGACCACATAGACCGCAACAGAACCAACAACAGCCCGTGGAACTTACGGTCTACCACACGATCCGGTAACCACTGCAACCGCAGTAATGTGAAAGGCTACACAAAAACGTCCAGCGGCACCTACAGAGCTTTGATCGGCATCAACGGCGTGCAGTATTACCTGGGGCATTACGAAACCGCACAAGAAGCACGGCAAGCGTATTTAGCTGCAGCTGCACTCTTACACGGCAACCACACCCCCGAAAAAGGTCTAACTGGGGCGCCACAAGGGACTATCAAACGGTTTTGGGCCAAGACACAGAATAAAAGTGCGTAGGGTTGACACGTCTAGTAGAATCCAAGAGGGAAAGACTATCCAAAATGCCTTCTAACACACAAGACACCCTGGCAGGACTGCGTAAATGGCGACTGGAACGTGACGATTCAGGTCCCCATCGGGTGTACAGGGATTCGGAAGGCAATGTTTACACATCTGTTACACATATCCTGAAGGAAACCAGTGATAAAGCCGGACTGGAGCGTTGGGCAGCACGCCTTGGAGAGGTCGAAGCCGCCTCCCAGCGGAATGTGGCAGCCACCAGGGGCAATATGGCCCATAACCAAGCGGAGTATCTCCTAAAAACGGCCCAACGCCTGGCTCGTAACACTGCAAACAAGCGCAATGCCATTCACTGGGACGACCAGGGCCTGGCACGGATACCAGCTCCTCTCACTCAGTGGGCCTTGAAGAAGGTGCGCCCCAATGTTCCCCCGGTGGGGTTTAGCGCCAAAGGTTACGCAAGGGGTCTTTCCGACTGGATCACCGAAAACGTCACCGAGATTTTCGCCTCGGAGTTTTCCATTCACCACCCCGCAGGTTTCGCTGGAACAGCAGACGCCTTGCTCGGTTTCAAAAACAACCAACTTGTTGTTACAGACTGGAAAACTAGCGTGGGACGCAAAACCCGCGTAGACGCAGAAGGCGTGGAACGTCTACCTACAGGCCATTCATACATCGACCAGTGCGGCGCCTACAGCTTGGGCCTCAAGCACCTTACCGGCCTCCAACCAACTGGAGCTGTGATCGTTTTGGCCCGCCGCTGCGGCACTCCCAATATTCACTGGATGTCGCTGCAAGACCTTAAGAAGGCCGAGGACGCATTCATGAAGCGCGTGGAGCACTACTTTCAGCTCCCTGTTGTAGTAGGCTAGAAGCCATTCAGGCCCATTCAAGCTCGGGCTGCACCCTCGCAAAAACCCAGTCAAGGCCTAAAAAGCCATTCATAACCTGGAATTTCATTCATGCTGACCCTCTTACTATCTACTGTAGTACACCTCCAGACTCCAGTGGTGCGGGTCGGGTATTGCCCCCTGGGGTGGTATCGGACTGGAGCGTATTGCGTGCCGGCCAGCAGTAAAAGCCCCCCACTTGTTCAGAAGCGGGGGGCCTGTCCGTTGGGGTGGAGCACCTCGGGCAACTATTGCCGCGAGTAGTTCGGGCGGGGCTTGCCTTTATCGGTGCGGGGCTTGCGGGGTGAGCCTGGTGCCTTACGCGTGGTCGGCCTGGTGCGCTCGCTTCGCTCGCCCAAACCATGCGCGGATTTTTTGCACTTAATTTGAGCGAGCCAAGCCGGCTGGAGATCAGGCGGGCATGGTGCGCCGCCGTTCATACGTTGGCAGGTCTCCCAGTAGGCCACCAGATCCCAGAATTCGCGGAGACCCTCGCGGCCGTGCTGATGGTGCAATTTCACGAAATCACCCCAGTCTGATGGGGTGAGCGTGGCACGTTCTGCGCAGTAGCGAAGGTCTCTCAGCTGACGCTTTTCTAGTCTGATCTGTTCGCGCAGTAGCTCTCGGGCGTCTGCCGCTTGCTGCTTTAGCTCTCGCCTGGTGTTCCACTCGCCGCCGCTCATGAGGACACCTCAGCGGATGCAACGGCAAGAACAGCCTCGAGCCAATCAACGGCGAGCCGGTAGGTTGCCGTGTCCGTCTGCATTGGTGCGCGTTGAAATTGCGCGTAAGCGGCCACGGCCTGCGGGTCATTTAGGACCCGGTTAGCGTGTTCGGTTTGCATGGTTCCCTGCGGGTTGGGGTAACTGTGCAACAGTAGCAGCACGCGCAACCCTTGCCAATCGGCTCGCAAGGCGTGCTAGTGTGCAAGGGCACTACGGCACACCACGCCATGCAAACTCTCAGCACCCCAACCGCATCCCCGGCACTGCTGGCACGGATCGACCGGCTGACCGGATGCCAGGGCCACTGGGTCCTAATCCGAGACGGCGAACCCGAGACTGACTGCAGCCACCACTGGCACCAAGACCCGACCGATCACCTGCAGACCTGCCTCGCAGAACGCTGGCGCGGTGTCTCGCTGGGGTTCGTGCCGTCCTACTGCGGCTACAGCGACTACAGCAACACCGGCCTAGTGGGCCTGTCCAACTACCGCGTGCTCACCGATCCCGCCAGCACCCCGGACAAATTCGGCGGCATCCTAGAAATCGGCTACGGGTGGAATGGTCGCGGTGTGGTGCTGGATCTCCTGCGGGTTCCGGCTGACGTGATCGAAACGGTGGAAGCCTTGGAGTCCTATCCGTTGATCTCCGAAGACGACCATTCCGAACTGGAGTGGGAGGGTATCGGCAAGCTATGGGACGAGAGCGTAGCCGATCGGGTCCGCACCCTGCAGGGCCTGGATCTGTGCGTTTTCGCTGCGCGTCGTGATTCTGCACCGTGGGAGTTCGACGCGTTGCGGGAGTCGCTGACCGAGCAGCTGAACGCGTATCCGACCATGGTGGCTTGACAAGTTGCCGGATCCGGTTCTAATCTCCCACAGTAACCCCACCCTGAGGTAACCCCAATGGCCACCATCACGCGCAAGCAGTATCTGGCGCACAGTGCCGAACTGTTCAACGCTTACTTTCTGCAGTTCGCCGGCCCCGGCTACCGGTCTGCACTTTCTGGCAAGTTCGGGCCGGAGGAGCTCCTGGCCAGTACCGACCCGCACTTTAACGACATCCCCCTAGCACGCTGGGATGATGCAGCCCGGGCACTCTACCCTCGAGTCGATCACGCCAAGATCACCGCAGCGGGAGACTTCTACAGTCTCAGCACTGGGGTCTGTCTTGCTAAGGCTATGGCGCGTGAGCTGATTGCCTGCTACCGCTGAAACCCGCATCCTACCGATCGCACGGCCCGGCCACAGTGCCGGGCTTTTTGCTGGGCTAAGATTGAAGCAAACATGCGCGGATTGTAACTGTGACGGATCAACCGGAAGCTATCAACGAAGCGCCGGAAGATTCTCCGGAAGCTGTAGAGAAAAAGCCGCGACCCTATGGGAAGCGCAATCCAGATGCGGTGATCGAAGAGCGTAGGAAGCGGCTTTATCGGCGCCAGCTTACGGGTCTTCCTGTTCGCCAGCTGGTTCTAGACCATGCCGATCGTGAAGGCATCGGCGAAATTACGGCTTGGAGAGATTGGGATGCGGTCAAACAGTGGAACGAACAGGATTGGGCGAAGGATCGCGACACTATAGTTTCACGTCTTCAGGCGATGCGGATGCGAGCGATCGACGCGGCCATCCGGAAGGGCCAGATCGGCAGTGCCCAACTGCTGATGCGAGACCTCGGTGCAGTGGTCGGCGAGGTCAGCACCGAGACCCAGGCCGCCAACGCGCCAACGCTCCAGATCACGGTGGAGGACAAGCGGCAGGGCTGAGACCCATAGGACGCGTGAGACTCAATAGACTCAGCCGCCAACCCTCGCGGCTGGGTCTCCTATGCTGTATTGTGGGAGGGAACAACACCCCAGCCACACCATGGCCAACCTGATCCGCACCGCCTCGCTCACCGCCAAACTTGCCGCCATCTTCAGCGGCGGGCTGCTCACCGTCTTCGCTGTTAGCCTCACCGCTGAGAGCCAGCGTGTCTACGTAGCCTGCCTGGCCGAACATCAGTCGCCGGCCTATTGCCGACTGCTGATCAGCGGCCGCTGAGCCACATTACGAAATGTAAAAGGCGGGCCCTCTGCCGTAGGGCCCCCTCCCTCCCGCGCCTATTGTGGGAGAGAACAACACCCCAGCCACACCATGGCCACCACCACCACCTTCGCCCTCCTGCTGGCGGCGCTGCTCCTGCCGCTCCTGCTCCTGCTCTGGGCCACCGAATCCCGGCCCCAGCGTGCCCGCCGCCTCCGCTCCTACGGCTGGAGCCAGCAACGCATCGCCGACCACCTCGGCTGCAGCCGCTCCACCGCGCGCCGCCTCCTGGCCTAGCGGGCTAGTACAACTGAACTACCGGGGGCAGGGTCCGGCGCTGCGGGGGGCTGGGCACGGCTCAGGGAACCTACTGATACATTCCAAATTCCTTCTTCTGTTACACACCTCCGGGTAGGGGTTCGATTCTCCATCTGCTGGAACATCCCGCCCCAAAAATATGCAACCTCTACCCTCTATTGCAGTAGGGTAGTCCGCATGAGTGATAACAACGTCAGTCTCCGCCACGCGCAGGGCGAAGTTTTCTCCAGCCGCACCCGATTCCGCGTGCTGGTTGCCGGCCGCCGCTTCGGCAAAAGCTACCTCTCCTGCGTCGAACTCCTGCGTGGAGCGATCGAACGCCCTGGCGAAACCTACTTCTACTGCGCCCCTAGCTACCGCATGGCTAAGGACATCGTCTGGAAGCTCCTCAAGCGCCTAGTCCCAAAAGCCTGGGTCAAAAGTAAGAACGAGACCGACCTAAAAATCGAGCTGGTGAACGGCAGCACGATCGAATTAAAGGGCACCGAAAACGCAATGGCCCTGCGGGGCCGAAGTTTGGCGGGCGTGGTGCTCGACGAAGCCGCCTTCATGGACAGCGAGGTCTGGTTCGAGGTGATCCGCCCCGCGTTAGCCGACAAACAAGGCTGGGCCCTCTTCATCTCCACCCCGGATGGAACGGCCAGCTGGTTTTACGACCTCTGGTGTTATTGCGAGGAAGGCGACCCGGACTGGGCCCGGTGGCAATTCACGACGATCGAGGGCGACAACGTCCCGGCCACCGAAATCGAAGCCGCCCGGGCCCAACTCGATGCTCGCACCTTCCGCCAAGAATTCGAGGCCAGCTTCGAGAATCTCAGCGGTCTCGTCGCCGTCTCATTTTCGGACGACAACATCGACAAAACAGTCCAAGACCTGCCAGTTCTCCCCCTTTTGCTGGGGGTGGACTTCAACATCGACCCAATGTCTGCCGTCTGCGCCGTAAAAAAGGGCGACGTCCTGTGGGTATTCGACGAAATCATCATGACGGGTGGCGCCACCACCTGGGACCTATGCGAAGAGGTCCAAACCCGCTACGGCGTGGAGCGTCGCATCATCGCCTGCCCCGACCCCACCGGCGGTGCCCGCAAAACCAGCGGCGTTGGCGCCACCGACCACAACATCCTGCGAAAATCCGGCTTCACGGTCTCCAGCCCCCGCTCCCCCTGGAAAATCCGCGACAAAATCACGTGCGTCAACACCGCCCTACTCGACGCGTCTGGAACCCGCCGCCTCTTCATCCACCCACGATGCAAGGAACTGATCAAATCGCTACGGACTTTGACCTACGCCCCCAACACAGGCCTCCCAAACAAAAACCTAGGCGTAGACCACGCCTTCGACGCCCTGGGCTACATGTGTCTACAGGTATTTAACCTGGCAAAACCAGAAAACATGGGCAAGACCAACTATCGTGTGTGGTAACTACTCGGCTAAAAGCCCATGCCCGGACATTACGGCGACATGAAGATGCCGAAAGGCGGTAAAGCTAAGCCGATGCCCGCCAAGGGCACCAAGAAAAAACCAGCCAAGAAAAAGTAATGGCCAAAAAACCCGGTTTGTACGCCAATATCGCTGCAAAACGCAAGCGAATTGCTGCCGGCAGCGGCGAAACCATGCGCAAGCCTGGGACGAAGGGCGCCCCCACTGCTGCCGCCTTCCAGGCATCCGCCAAAACCGCCAAAAAGCCCAAGAAAAAGTGACCCTCCACACCATCCACGGCCACCCAACCTTCATCGAAGTCGATGCCGAGACGGGTCGCACTGAAGTCACCTTTAATTTCCGCACGCCATCGGACGCCGCCCTCTTTGCCGGCTTCATGGGCAACATTTTCACTGGCGTAGAAGTCCTCGTTGACGTTGACGACGAAGTAGCAGAAGAAGAGGACGACGATTAAAGTAACCCCATGAGCATCCAACCCGGCCAGCACAATATCTCCATACAGCGACGGGCTGACTACGACTTATCGCTGCAATTCAAAGACAGCACTGGTGCTGCCATCAACCTTACCGGCTGGACCGTCTACGCGCAGGCGTGGAACGCAGGCCGCACCGTAAAGCACGCTGACTTCACGGTTACCTACACCAACCGCGCTACAGGCACCATCAGCATTGCATTAACCGATACACAAACTGCTGCATTTCCAGATGAAGCGTATTACGACGTGCTGCTAGAAGATTCCAGCGGATTACGCAACTACTACCTTGAGGGTATCGTGTACGTCTCCGAGGGTTATACAGCGCCATGACAACCGTAACCGTCAACGAAACTACCAACACAGTCGTTGTCACCACGCCAGGCCCTGCAGGCCCATCTGGTGCTGCTGCTCTAATGGTGCGCGGTCAAGCTAGCAAGATGGACAGCGCCACGATCGTGGTTAGCACCCAAGGCACATATGTAACCACTGGCTTAACCGCTACGCTTGATTCCAGTACAGCAAATGGCATGACCCTTGGAACGGTTAATGCCTTTGCGTTGAAAAATACAAGCGGGTCAACAAAACTGCTGCGGTTTTATGGCAGCATTGATGCAACAACAACAAGCGGCAACAACCAAGTTTTGGGCATCAAACTGGCATACAACGGCGTAGCCATTGACGCCACTGAATGCCGCGCATTTACCGGAAGCGGCGGCCAAGAAGCCAAGTTGGTAACTAGCTGGATGATTAGCGTCGCCAATAACGCTGAGGTATCGTTATTTATTGCTCACATTTCGGGTACCAGCAATATCACCTTTAGTCGCGGCAGGATTGTTGCCAGCGAGGTGTTCGCGTAGTGGCGATCGAATACCGTGGCGAGAAATTCTCGGGTTACAACCAACCCAAGCGCACCCCCAACCACCCGAAAAAATCCCACGCCGTCTTAGCCAAGGAAGGCTCGACGGTAAAACTTATCCGTTTCGGTCAGCAGGGCGTATCTGGCTCACCAGCACGAACAGGAGAATCGGCAGCAGACAAAGCCAGAAGGGCATCGTTCCGTGCTAGGCACGCGGCAAATATCGCCAAAGGTAAGATGTCCGCCGCCTGGTGGAGTTCAAAAGTTAAGTGGTAATGACCTCGATAGGTGCCAAAATAGGTACAAAGTAGGAGCCCAACCGTGGTTTACAGCGCCAACATCCCGCCGACTGGCGCTGTCGTCAGCGAATCCCCTTTCGTCCGCAGCTTGGACGTCATCGCCATGATGCCGGACTGGGGCGTAATGGCCGCCGTCACCCGTGGCACCAACTACATCCGCGACCTCGCCGAGACCTACCTACCACAGGAACCGCGCGAAGACCAGGACGCCTACACCACCCGGGTAGACCGCAGCGTCCTGAGCCCCTACACCAGCCGCCTAATCGAGACTGCCGCTG